TGAGTTCATAACTTGGTCTGTTCTTGATATTACTGGAACTCCGTCCATAGCGGTAATTCCTCTTATTGGTGGTTCAGACGGAACAGACCCAACTGCAAGCGAGTTTGAAGGTGCTCTTCAGACATTGTCCAGTGCTGACCGCCCTCTCGTGTTGTTTGTTTCAGGAATCGTTGAAACTCTTGGAGCCACTGATGCAGCCTCTGTTTACAACAGCTGCATTGCATGGGCAGAAGACCACAACGGGTTTGTGTTGGTGGAGACTGCCGCAGGTATTAGTGCATCCGCTGCGCTGACTTACGCAGGCACTCTAACTGACTCTAGTCAGGCAGCTGTCTACTACCCACACCTATACATCTCAGACCCACTAGGCCGTAGCCCACAGTCCATCCGCAAGGTCGGCCCAGCTGGTGCTGTAGCTGGTCTGTACTTATCCACCGACAAGCAGTATGGCCCCTTTAAGGCCCCAGCAGGTACCCGTGCATCCATCTCTGGAGCACTGTCTCTAGAGAGCGCATTTACTAGTGCTGAGCTAGATAACCTAAATAGTGGCTCAAGCCCTGTGAATGCAATCCGTAACCTTCCAGGTGTAGGAGTTGTAGTAATGGGTGCCCGTACTTTACAGCAAGACGGCACTGTAAACAAATACGTCAACATGCGTCGCAGCTTGATTTTCATCAAGAAGCAGCTTAATGACCTAACTCAGTTTGCACTGTTTGAGAACAATGATGAGGTCCTCTGGTCTCGTATTCGTGGTTCTCTTGCTGTGTTCCTAGGAGAGTACAAGAACCAAGGTGGTCTTCGTGGAGACACAGAGGCTGACGCATTCTACGTAAAAGTAGACGCAGAAAATAACCCACAAAGCTCTATCGGCCTAGGTGAAGTCCACATTGAGGTAGGTGTTGCTCTCCAATACCCAGCTGAGTTTGTGGTCATCAACTTGTCTCAGATAACTTCAGCGTAAAGAAGGAAAGATAAACAATGGCAACAGTAATTAATAACAGGTCTAACCTAACGACCGACCCAATCAGAAACTTTAGGTTCCTGGTTGACTTCATCCCTCATGACACCACTGCACAGTGGAAAGACACAGTCACCATGGGATTCACCTCTGTTTCGGGACTGTCGGTTACTACTGACTCTATTCCTTACCGTGAGGGTGGCTACAACACGACTGTCCACCAGATTCCTGGACAGACTACGTTTGCCCCTATTTCGCTACAGCGTGGCGTTATTCTAGGGACTAACCAGAACTGGGAGTGGATGCGTCAGCTATTCGCAACGGTTCAGGGTGGTGCTAAAAACGTCCAAGGTAAGAGCTTCCGTGCAGACTTGCAGATTAGGGTACTTTCACACCCAATCCCAGGTTCTGCTGGAACATCTTCTCAAGCTACTGGTAGCGCTTCAGATGACCACGTTGCAATGCGCTTTAAAGTGTACAACGCGTGGCCAACTAGCGTTGCTTACTCAGACCTAAACGCAGGTGACAATGCTTTGTTTGTTGAGGCAATCACTTTGGTTCACGAAGGCTTTGATGTCAACTGGACCGCAAAGGGTAACGCAGGTCTACTGGCCTCCGCCCCAGCTTTCTAATTCGTTATACAAGGAGTATAAAACGTGTCAAATACAGTAAATGCAGCAGAAAATCCAGCATTAGTAAACCAATTAGTTAACCAAGCTTCTGTTGAAGCTAAACCAGAAAAGCCTGTGGCTATTGTGGTTCCTCCTTCTGACACGGCGGTGACTCTCCCTGGCGGTTTTGTAACAACCGACGGGGAGGTCATCACTGAAGCTGAGGTCAGAGAGTTAAATGGAAAAGATGAGGAAGCTATCGCTAAGGCAAACAGTGTAGGGAAAATACTTTCGGGTATTCTATCTCGCGGAACCGTCAGTATTGGTTCGTTGCCTGCAACAGAAGACATCTTAGAACAGATGTTTGCTGGTGACCGTGACGCTTTGCTTCTTGGAATCTACAAAGCAACTTTTGGTACAGAGGCTGAACTAACAGCGTACTGTGCTGGGTGTGAGGACTACAAGTCCATTCTTGTAGATGTAGATGAAGACATCACTGTAATCAAGCTTTCAGACCCAATTTCTGATAGGAAGTTTACTGTCAGGGGTAAGAAGGCCGAGTACACCGTGGTATTACCGAATGGAAAAGTTCAAAAAGAGCTTCTTATGAACTCGGAGAAAACTCTAGCGGAATTGACCACAATTCTTCTGGAGGGGACTGTGAAAGACATTAATGGAATTCCTGTCTTTAGTAGAGCTCAAGTACAAGAAATTGGATTAGTTGACCGTCGCAAAATTGCAGATGAGTTGACTAAGAAGTCATTTGGACCAGTTTTTGAAGAGGTAAAGGCTGCATGTCCCGAATGCAGCGGACAGGTGGTAGCGCCGATTAACCTCGGTGCTCTATTTCGCCAGTAGTCAGATAAGTTACGAATGGCTGCTACGAGAGTGGAGCCTTTTGTCACAGGCGTTTCCAGGCTGGAGTCTTGATAACTTGAAAGAGATGACTCCTAGGGAACGTAGAAATTGGATTGAACTATCAAAAGAAGATGGAAGGTTGGTGAGGAAACAAAGTGGCTAGTAAAGCATCAATCCCAAGTGAACTGGGAAAACTAGAAGCACAAGTCAAACGCCTCATCCAAAGCCTCACTGCGGCCAATGGGACGGGGGGCAGTGGTGGCGGCACTTCTAGCAACTTCCTTTCTAATGCGCTAGGTAGTTTCTCTAACACAGGCTCTATGAGAACCATGTCCCGTATGAACATGGTGGGTAATATAGCCCAAGGTGCTGGGCAGGCTATCGGCAGCGGATTTGACATGATGCCCAATGTCGGTGCTACAATGCAACGCGCCAGTTCTTTTTATGGGGCTACTATCCGTGCAGGTGGCGGCATGAGCCGCGAAGCCCTTCAACAAGCAACTATGGCACCACTACGAGACGCTATGACCTCTCCAGGTTCAAGCGCCATGGTTGCAGCTTACCTAACTCAAAGCAACATGTTTGCTAGCGCTAAATTTGGCAGTACCTACCAAGAGACTGTACGAAGCGTAGGTGGCGCGGCCAAGTACCTTGGTATGGAAAATACTCGTGCTGCTGCGGCTATTGAAGGAATGACTAACCGTCAAGGAGCCTCTAATATGCTCCGCAACTTTGGAATTTTCACCTCTGACCCTACGACGGGTAAAGAGAAGACTCAAGGTCAAATTATGAATGAAGTCTATTCTAGAATGACCGCTGGTAGAGGGAAGGCCTCTGAAGAGCAAACCCTAGCGTCACTACGTCGTGGTGCACTAGGGCGTAACTTAGACTCCATGAACCTAAGTGCTGACCAACGTTCAATGTACGAACAGTACTTTATTGAAAAGTCCCGCGGCAATAACATGGACCTTTCTGACCCAGAAGCCATGCAAGGCCTTCTGGACAAAGCTAAGGCTGAAGGCAATGCAAACCCAGACCTTCCTGGATACAAACTTAATACTTCAAAAGACAGCGCTATGCAAAGTGCTGAAGGGGCATACATTGTAGGTATTGAAGCTGCTACTCCTGCTTTACAGTTTTTAACTGAAGCTGCTGGAAATGCGGCTTCTGCTTTAGGTGGAATCAAGTCTGCCGCAGGCTTATTTATGGGGGACCCTGTGGGACAGGCTGCAGGCAGTATGTTTGGCGGGGCGGCAACGGCTGTTGGAGGAATTGGGGCTTTAGCATTAGCAGGAAGGTACGGTCCTGGTTTACTTTCATCTTTGGGTCTCGGCGGCGGTGGCCCTGTACAAGATAAAGCGGGCCGCTGGAGAGACCCAAAAACGGGCAAATATACTGCTGCTCCTTCTAAAACAGCAGGCCAAAGCAAAACTGTAGGTAGAAGAATTAGCGGAAAAGGATTTGGTATAGGTCTTGTAGCAACCATGGCAGGTAATTTAGTAGGAAACGCAATTTCAGGAGATTCAGAAGAAGGCAGTGGCCAGTCTAAAACTGGCGGGTTTGTGTCGGGGGCTGCTACTGGGGCGGGAATTGGTGCCGTGGTTGGCAGCCTGTTTGGGCCAGGGCCAGGAACTGCTATTGGAGCTGGTATTGGCGGACTAATTGGTGGAGGAATAGGTGCAGCTACTGGTGGAGACACTGGTACGTCTAATGCTTCTGCACAAAGCGGAGCTCCTCAAGCATTTAAGCTATTACATCCTATTAATCCCCCCACTATTACAGCGGTGTTTGGACAAAAGCTTGGTAAGGGTGGGGATGTAGTTTGGAAAAACGGGCACAAGGGAGTTGACTACGCTGCCAAACTAGGCCAGACAGTCTTTGCAGCAGCAGACGGTGAAGTTATCCCCACAGATAACGGTGGAGAATTTGGAACTTTTGTAAAGATTAAGCACGCCAACGGCATGCACACTCACTACGCTCACTTAAGCAGCAAGCTTGTTACTAAGGGAAGAATTCAAGCAGGTAAGCCGATTGGGGGCGCAGGAACAACGGGTAGAAGTAGCGGTGTTCACCTGCACTTTGCACTTTCAATTGACGCAAGCACGGGAACTGCTATTGACCCTATGCCCTACCTAAGTGGGGTGGCTTCTAGTCTGGGAATGGGGGTCGGAGGAGATGCAAGCCAGAATGCTTCTGGGGCCTCTCCTTCTTCTATGGGGGATAGTTCAGGACGAGTTGCAGATGACCCTTCGTCTCAAGATAAGTCCGCACTTCCTGCTACGGGGTCTACAAACATTCTTGAGATGACTAGTACAGGGTATAAAGCCTCTGGGGGGAGTTCCGCTGCAGCAGGCGTGGAGTCTTGGTCGGCGGGCAGCATGTCCAATACAGGAGCTGGGCAAGCAAGCCAAGGTAAAGCTGGGGGCCAAGGTGGTGATGGCTACACTGGGGAAGATAAAAACGACTATTTAAATGAGCCGAAAACTATGCTCAGTAAAAGTAATAGTAAAGGTCAAAGCAAGGGCTCTGGCGGAGGTACCGTCAATAATGTCACTATTAATCTGACCGTTGCTAAAGGAACAGATGATGAGGCTCGTAGATTTGCGCGAATGCTCAAGCAAGGCCTAGAAGATGAGACTCTTCTAAATAACATGGCGAGGAATTAACTTTATGTCAAACCTGTACAGCGAAAGAGCAAGAAGGTCACAAGCAAGCCGCGAGCGCGAAAAAGCTCGTACAATCCGCGACCTCATTCGCGCTCGTATAGGCTTAAACAAGAGCCCCCTTACAACACTTAGGCGCCTAGTAACTAACGCAGGCATAGCGAGAGAAGCTTACTTTCAAAGCTTTGGGGGAGGGGTCCTCGCCAAAAAGGACTTTTGGACAGCTATACAGGCTAGGTACAGCAGTAACGCTCCTTCGGCGGTAGATGAGGCGTCTCAACTTTGGTCAAGTAGTTTTGCCTACAAGGGGATGATTTCCACTTGGGCACTGACTAAACAATACACTACCGAGGACTATACAGCCTCGGGACAAAAAGCAGGCAACTTTTTAGCCGATAAAGTGCGCTACGGATTTTCATTTCACTACAACCCTACAACTGTGGGGATGTCGTACGGGTTTATGCCTGGTGTAGACCCAACTATGTACACTAGTGGGCTAGAAGCGTTTAATGACCTTAGTGGTGGGCTGGGAAATTCCACAGTGACATTTAACCTTGTTATAAATAGACTCCATGACATGCAGTACTTTAACCCCAAAACTGGCTACATTGACTCCAAGTATGGGGCAACTAGTTTTGCAGGTCGTAAGCCAGACAGTGCAGAGCAACGAGACATTTGGAATAAAGGAACTATGTATGACATAGAATTCCTGCTTAGAACTATTGTTGGATTTACAATTGACAGTAGTTTGGGTCGTAATACTTTTTGGGATAAAAAAACTGCAGACATTGGTTTTTTAACAGGGATGCCTGTAGAGCTACATTTAGGTAAGTCTCTTAGGTACATCGGTAGAATAGAAAACCTTTACATTAACCATGTGTTGTTTACAGAGCGTATGGTCCCTACTTTTTCTGAAGTGACTATAACACTTCAACGTATTCCAGACTATGCAAATAACACTCTGCTCTATCCAGTAGATGGGGACATTGATAAAGCGGCTACCCCGACTGCTAAGGGGCCCTATCAGCCTGGCGTTCAAGGAGCCACTTCGAGTAAAAATGGGTTTCTGCTTGGATGACCTTAAAAATGCACGGCCATTTGGGTAATGAGGAGTTAAGATGATTTTTTCAGATAGTAGATACGCATCAGGATTTGCGTACAGAGCATACGATGCAAAAAGAGACGCTAACTTAATCACTGTTAGACGAATTTTTCCTAATGAAACTTCTAGCTTCTTTTATGTTACTTGGAGAGAAGGTGACAGGATGGAGAGCATCGCTTATGAAGTTCTAGGCAGCTCCAGTCTCTGGTGGAGAATTATGGACTACAATCCAGAAATACTTGATGCTATTAACATCCCTGTAGGTTCTTTGATACGGGTGCCGTACGATGACTAGTTTTAAGTATCGGAGAGGGACAACTTATAAATCAAGTTTTCCAACTGCTCCGTCTTTGACAGCCCAGCCTGGCAGGGTTGAGCTAATTCAAAAACAATTTGAACATGACATTCTTGTCTTAGACTACCCACAATCCAGCACACTTTGGTTTTCTGTGTTAAAAACAGGTACACCAGTTATTTTTTCATGGACTCAAGGAGGAAAAACCAGTACTTGGACAGGATACGTATCTAGCGTAAGCAAAACAAGTGCTGCTGAGCGGACGCGGCCTATGAAAATTTACTGTATAGGCACTTCTTATGTACTAAAAGCTCGTGCTAACAGGGTGTTCAGAAATGTTAGCGTTACTGATGTTGCACGAAAAATAGCTAAACAATTTAACTTAAGTTTTGTAGGAGAAAATAGCTCTAGAAAGTTTGACCAGTTAACAATGACTGGTCAAACTTACTGGCAATGGCTTCAAGAACAAGCTGCTCGCATAGGGTATAGCCTTTACGTTCGGAACACCACTCTTTACATGCGTCCTATGGACAAGGTTATAAACTCAGGCATGTCGTATGCTCCAACATTAAGTCTGACCCCTCCTTTAAGCCCTGCTGGTTCGGGGGTATCAGAAAGAACTTTAGACCGTTTTAGAATACTAAATGGAGATTTAATTGAAGATGGCAGCACCCCCAACACTGTTAAAATAACTTCAGGAGTTAATCCTCTTACTGGAAAGTCTGTCTCAAACTCTGAGAGTCCTAAAAAAACAGGGCAGAAACTTAGGAGCAAGCCTACTAATGCATTATTCCAGGACTATTCTAGGGAAGTTGTGCATGGGGCTAACTTTAGTAAAAAAGCTGCAAAAGACCTAGCAGAGGCCGCTCGGTTTACAGTTCCCGCTAAAATTAGCGGCCAAGGAGACCCCCGCATTGCCCCATACAACATTGTTTATGTTGAAGGTACGGGGTCAGACACAGATGGGTATTGGCTAGTCAAAGAGTGCAAACACATATTCTTGATAACTGCCGAATATCAGTTTGAAGCTACCGTTGTAACAGACGGGATTGGGTCTAACGTAAGGACTCCTTTTAGAGCTTCTAAGCCTAACCGTGACGGTACAATAAATATAGAAGAGCAAATCTTGCGAGGGTTGTCTCAGGCTAACAATAAGCCAGGTAGGACTAAACTTGTGCAAAAAGTTCCCAGCACGACGGAAACTCAGCAAGGATTTAGCCAACTTGGAAGTCTTTGGAGTGGTAGGTAATGTCTTTAATTCCCGTTAGTGAGATTGCGATTTCTTTACCTTTTAAGGTTGACTCTTTCGGAACAATCTCCGCAACTGTTGACCAAGGAAAGATTTGGCAAGACCGCGCTAGGTCTGTGGTCGGTACTGCTGTTGGGGAAAGAGTTTACCGCCCAAAGTATGGCTGTGAAGCAGCTAACAAGATGTATGAATCTGAAGAACTTTTGTTAAGTACGATAGAAGAAGACGTGCGGACTTCTTTCCAGCAGTTTCTTCCCTTACTATCTCTAAGCTCTGTAGAAGTTTCTTTACAAGAAGAAACTCGCACTATTAACGTAGAAATTAGTTACGCAACCCCTAGTTCTGCTGAGTATCTAATCAAAATAGGTATTGCAACTATTGACGGACTAAGCCCAATCCAAGAGGAGATAGCATGGCAACTCCAGTAAATCAAATTCCAGTTACGATTGATTATACCTCACGAGATTTTTACTCGTTACGTAGCGACCTTATCACTCGTATTAAGACGGTTCTCCCAGGTTGGACGGGGGACAGTGGTGCGGACTTCGGCGTGGTTATGGTGGAGGCATTCGCCTACATGGGCGATGTTGTTAGCTACTACATTGACCGTGTAGCAAATGAAGGCTTTTTAGCCACGGCCACTCAGAGGCAATCTATTCTAAATCTTTCGCGTAACTACGGATACGTTCCTACGGGGTTTCGGGCAGCTACTGCAACTGTACAGTTTATTAACGAAGCTGAGAGTGAGGTAGTTTTGCCCAGCGGGACTCAGCTTATTTCGACTATTAACTCAGGGGATATTACCTTTGATTTAATCTGGACACTAGAAGAGTCACTTACCGTTCCTGCTTCCGTTTCGCAAAGCCCAGGCGTAGCAACGGCAACGGCGACGAATTACGAAGAGGTTGCTGATAGGCCTGAAAATGCCTCTGGTGGGGAAGAAGATATCGCGGGAGAGCTTCTTGCAGTTTCTAAT